TTCGACGTCGTCCCCGAGCGTACGCTCGAGACGATCGACGACTGGGTCGAGACGGCGGCCGGTTCGACGCTCGAGACGATAACCGACGAGTCGGCCCAGTGGATTCGAGGCGCCCATCGCGAGGGCCTCTCGATTGACGATATCGCCTCGCAGGTGAACGAGCTGTACGACGATCGCCTCGAGGACTACGTCGCCCGCCGGGCCGCGCGTACGGCGACCGTCTCGACGTCGAACGCCGGGAATCACTCGGCCCACGAGGACGCCGACGGCGTCATCGGCGAACAGTGGATCACGGGTCAGGACGGCCGGCAACGCGACTCGCACGACGCCGCCCACGGTCAGGTCGTCGCGGTCGACCAGTCGTTCGAGGTCGGCGGCTCGTACCTCTCGCACCCGGGCGACCCGACGGCGCCGGTCGGCGAGCTCGCGAACTGTCGGTGCGTCGTCGTCCCGGTCTTCGCCGACCACCTGACCGAGGATCAGCTCGAGACGGTACTCGACGGCGGCCGAATCACCATCGCGCCCGTCTGACGCCGCGATCCCTCCGACTTCTCCCGCCTCGAAGGTAGGGGGAACGCCTCGAAGACTCTCCTTCTCGACGTCGATCGCCGCCTCGAGGCGACGTATAAGCTCGCCGTCGGGTCGCATAGATTGATATTCCTCGAGTTATGACACTCACGCGCCGACGTCCTCGGCCTCGAGGATCGTCAGGCGAGCACCGACACATTATGAGTACACTACCCGAGCCGCGTCGTTTCGAGAAACAGGTCGCCTTCAAGGCGATCGACCGGGAGGCGCGCACGGCGACCGGCGCNGTCCTCGTCCCGTACGAGGTCGACCGTCAGGGCGACTTCCTCCGACCCGAGGGCGTCGCCGCGATGTTCAACCCTGACGAGCTCGAGGGCGTCATGCACGCCCGCTTCCCCGACGACGCCGCGTCGACGGTCGAGAATACGATCGCCGACGGGCCGGTCGAAATCGGCGGCGAGGAGTACCCGGCGGGAACGTGGTATATCACTCGAGAGTACCACGACGACGACCTCTGGTCGCTCGTCGAGCGCGGGATTCTCTCCGGCTTTTCGATCGGCGGCGAGGTTACTGACGGCGTCGAGTACAGCTCGGTCGACGAGCTCCCCGACGACGTCTCATTCCCTGACCCGGTCGACCCGGGCGACTTCGACGAGTTCCTCGAGATTCGGAACGGGTGGACGGGNGAGATATCTGACGTCGATATCCCGGCCGTTCCCCGAGCCGTGTACGCGACCGCGAAGGCGGCGCTCGAGAAGAATCTCGTCGACGAGCTCGACGATCGCGACGACTTCATCGAGGTCTTCTCCGAGCAACGGGGACACTCGCCCGACGACGCCGCCGCCCTGTACGACTATCTCGAGTCGGTCGAGAAGTCGTCCGACCTGACGAAGGTCGAGGTGGCGAAGGCGCTCGTCGACGGCGACCTCGACGACGGCCCTCGAGACGGCCGGGACAAAAACGACCATGACATGAGCGACAGCAACGGTGGAACGGCGGGCGGATCGAACGACGGCGACGCCGGCGGCGGCGACGCNTCGAAACAACTCGACGACGACGACGTCGGCGTACTGAAAAGTCTCGTCTCCCTGTTCAAGGGCGGCGGGTCGGCACTCGACGACGTCGACGACGACGACCTCGAGAAGGCGGCCGCGACCCTCGGCCTCGAGGTCGAGAAAGGCGGTCAGGTTCTCGCGAAGCGCAACCGCGATCGCGCGAAGGCGATGCACGACGCGTCCGAGTACCTCCTCGACGACGCCGGCGTAAAGGCGCCGACGACGAGGACGTACACCGAAGACCCGCGAGACAAGTTCGACCTGACGCAGTATTCGGAGACTCACAAAATGACAGACGACGACATTACTGACACCCTCGACGACCTCGGGCAGAAGCTCGACGACCTCGAGGAGCGACTCGACAAAGTCGACGACGCCGACGGCGGCGACGACGACGGTACGACCAAGAGCGCCGACGGCGACGACGGCGGCGTCGATGACGACGTCGCGGAGAAGCTCGGCTCCCTGACCGAGAAGCTCGACGACCTCGACGATCGCGTCGAGCGCGTCGCGAAGGAACAGGCGGATACCGACCAGATCGGCGGCACCGGCGGCTCGAGCGACGAGGCCGCGAAGAACGCGCGCGACACCCGCGAGAAGGTGTGGACCCGATAAAATGACGACAGTTGTCAAAACCGCGAGTGGTCAGACGTACAACCGAGAACAGACGATCAAAGCGATCAGAAACAAGAATCAGGAGGTTCTGAAGGAGATCACGACGGGCTCCTTCGGCGACGGCGGGCTCCTCGAGCGACAGCAGTTCGACGAGTTTTACCTCGAGGTCATTGACGCCGCGACCTTCCTCGACGAAGTCCGGCGCGTCCCGGTCGACGGGCCGCAGTCGAAGATCGACCGACTCGGCGTCGGCGAGCGCCTCCTCCGATCCCTCGAGGACGGCGAGCCCGTCGAGGATCAGGACGTCGATACGTCAAACGTACCGATCGACGTCGAGGAAGTCGGCTTCGGGTGGGACCTCGACCGGAAGACGGTCGAGGACACCATCGAGTACGACAACACGGCTATGCGTATCCTCTCCCTGTTCGAGGATCAGTACGCGGCCGACCTCGAGGCGCTCGCCTTCGGCGGCGGCCTCGCCGACAAAATCGAGGAGAACGGCGACTTTTACGACATCCTCGACGGATGGTTCGCCTCGGCCGAGTCCGACGGCGCCGAGGTACTCGACGCGAGCGGCGAGGGAATCCTCCTGAACGAGGACGTGCTGTTCGACATGACGTACGTCATCCCCGAGAAATATCTCGAGGCGACGGCGCCGGCGTTCGTCTGTCATCCGAAACAGCTGATCGCGTACCGTCAGTCGCTCGCGGATCGCGAGACGACCCTCGGCGACGATATGCTCGAGGGCGCTCGAATCCCGACGCCGACCGGGTACCCGGTCATCGGCTCGACGCAGGTACCGGTCGACCGGGTCATGTTTACCGACCCGTCGAACCTCGTCTTCGCGCCGCACCGCGAGATGCGGATCGACGTCACGACCGAGTCGGAAAAGGTCGTCAAGAACCGACTGTACGCACAGTACGCCCTCTCGACCCGTATCGACTTCACCGTCGAGAAGGGCGAGGCGGCGACGATCGTCGAGGGCCTCGACGAGCCCGACGAGGACGCCCTCTCGTACGACTACACCGGAGAGTAACTCGACTGACCAATGACACGAGTACAGCTCCGAGAGGAGAACTCGCCGTCGACGTACCGCGGGCCCGGCGGCCCGTGGCGTCCCGGCGACGTCGCGGACGTCCCGGACGAGGTCGCCGAGCGTCTCCTCCGAAAGCCGTATTTCGAGCTCGCGCCCGACGCAGATCGGCCGGATACGGACGACTCCGAGCTCGACGGCGTCGAGGAAACCGATCCTTCGGACTCAAACCCTACCCTCGAGGCGGAAGAATCGCCTTCCACCGACGACGAGGACGGCTCCGAAGGATCAAGCTCGGACGCGGACTCGGACTTCGACGCCGACGAGTGGCTCGAGGCCGACTTTCGCGATCGGGCCGACCTCGTCCTCGAGGGTCGAGCCGACGACTACCTCGATCCGATCGAGGAGGTCGAGACGTCGACGACCGTCACCGATGCGGTCGAGGAGCGTCGCGCGGAGCTCGAGGAGGGCGGGTAAATGACGTCCGTCGGCGATCCGGAACGGTACCTGACGGTCGAGGAGCTCCGCGAGGAGCTCGGCCGCTCGCCGCGGACGGTCGGCCTCGACCCGGAGGACCCGGACGACGTCGCCGAGTACGAGGACCTCCTCGAGCGACTCCTCGACGAGGAGTCGGAGCGTCTCGAGGGCCCTGACTTCGCCGGAACGACCTTCGTCGAGAGGGGCGTCGAGGAGACGCTGTTCTCCGCCGAGGCCGTCCGCGGCTCCGGTCGGGACCTCGTACCCTCGTCGCGACCGATCGCCTCCCTCGAGTCGGTCGAGCCGCTCGACGCCGACGTCTCGATCGACGTCGCCGACGTCCGCGTCAGGGAGACGCACCTCGAGCTCCTCGAGGACGCCGACGTCGTCGAGTGGCCGACCGGCGCGATCGAGGTCGAGTACACGGCCGGGTTCGACTCGGTCCCGGGCCCGATCGTCGACGGCCTCGTCCGCCTCGTCCGATCGCGGATCGACCGGCGCTCGTCGGACGGCGTCGAGTCGGAGTCGGTCCCGTCGGGTCAGTCGGTCCAGTATCGACCCGCGTCGGACGTCCGTCGCGACGTCCGCTCGACCGCGTCGAAGTACCGTCCGGATTCGTACGGAGGGAGCGGCGCGATGGTGATTTAGTATGCGAGGACGCCTCGAGGAATCCCTGACGGATCGCGCGCGGATCGTCGGCCTCGATCCGGCCGACGTCGACGAGGAGGACGTCGATACAAACGCGATCGGGGAGACGCTCGTCGACGTCGACGACGATGATGACGAGCTCGCCGTCGACGTCCCCTGCGCGTTCGAGTCGGAGTCGACCTCCTTCGTACGGGAGGCGACCGGCGAGCGCGTCCGTCGACCGGCGACCGCGACCTTCCTCCCCGACGCGCCGCTCCGGGAGGGTCGGCTCGTCACCTTCGACGTCGACGACCACGCGACCGAGTACGAGGTACTCGGCCTCGAGGAGACGCGCGACCACCGACGCGGCGAGCACGTCTCGGTCGAGGCCGAGCTCGGGAGGGCCGACTGATGGACGCCTCCCTGACGATCGCCGGCCTCGACGAGCTCGGTGACGCGATCCGCGCCCTCGAGGTCGCGATCGCCGACGAGCTCGAGTCGGCGGGAGCTGATATCGGCGCCCGAATCCGCGGCCGAGCGGCGAACCTCGCGCCCTTTGACGAGGGCCGACTCCGGAGCTCGATCGAGGAGGTCGTCGAGCGCCTCGGCGCCCACATGGTACAGGTCGCCGTCGGGTCGAACGTCGAGTACGCGCCGTACCAAGAGTTCGGGACGAAGTTTATGGACGGTCAACCGTACCTTCGCCCGGCGCTCGAGGCCGAGAAGGACTGGATAATCGACCGCGTCGAGGAGGGCGTCGAGTCGGCGTTCGACTCGGTCGGCCTCGACGGAGGGCTCCCCGGATGACTCGAGAACGCCTCGGGTCGACCGACCTCCTCGTCGACGTCCTCGGCTCGCCCGATGACCCGGGCCGGCTTCGCGAGCTCGTCGACGGCGACGATCGCGTCCCCGACGCGACCGAGGTCATGGCGTACGGCGAGCTGAATCGACTGTACGAGGAGGAAGACGAGACGCCGCCCGACGTCGCGATCGCCGCGACCGTCGTCACCGGCGGGAGCTCGAGACGGAATCACCGCACCGAGAAGACGGTCGTCGTCGAGGTCGAGGTATCGGCCTCGAAGAAGTGGCTCCGATCGCGAGGTACGCTCGTCTTGCACCAGATGCTCGACGCCGTGACTGACGAGCTCGAGACACACTCGGCCGAGTGGACGGCGCTCGGTCAGTCGGGCGGCGCCGACCCGCCGCTCCCCGACGACGACCGGAATCGGTACCTCGGAGTTCGACGATTCGACTTCGAGCGAATCGACTGAAAACACGACTGAAACAACAGCACACGACATATCATGGCAACACGCACTAACAATGAGACGGTCGACGCCCGCGTCGTCAATGTCGCGGTCGTCCCCGAAGACGCCGCCGACAAACAGGTACTCGCCCTCGTCGAGCGCGAGGAAGTCTCCCTGTCGATCGACGAAGAAGACGAAGACTTTGAGCCGGCGACCGAGACGCGAACCCGGCGTATCCCGACGACCGAGGAGGTGACGATCGAACTCGGCGGCGCGATCGACGTCGACGCCGAGGCCCTCGAGGTTCTCGGCTTCGTCGACGCCGAGGGCAAGTACATACGCGACGGCGGCCGGCGAGCGGCCGAGGTGTATATCGAGTACATCGACGTCGACGACTGGGAGGCCGAGCCCGAGCTCGTACACCGAGCCGAAGACGTCGAGTGGAAGCTCGACGGGATCGACGCCGAGTCGCCGGCCCAGTTCGAGGCCGAGGGCAACGTCGAGGGCGACCTGTACCTCGCGTACGAGGAGGAGGCGGAGTAAGATGACGGGCCTCGACGAGCGGTACTCGAACCCTGAGTTCGTACGCGGCGCGATCGCGAAGTACCGGGAGAAACAGGTATCGCGGGCCGAGCTCCACGCGACCCGCGAGAAGCTCGAGACGCCCTCGAGGCCGACCGACTTCGACGTCGTCGACGAGGCGGCGCGGATCGCGACCGACGGCGGCGAGCCGGTCGCCCTGACCGACGGCGACGTCGACGAGTTCGACGCGACCGAGAAGGCCGTCGACGACGTCACCGAGGCGTACGCCGAGGGCGAGCTCGACGACGACGACCTCGAGGAGGAGCTCGAGACGGCGCTCGACGATCCCGACTCGGCCGGCTTTCGGATGACCGATCGCCGGCGGGTCGGTACCGTCTCGATTGAGGTAACTGACGGCACGCTCGTCCCGTTCGGCAAGCCGAGCGGGCGGGCCTCGGTCGACCTCCTCGGCCGCGTCGAGGCGCTCGAGGAGGGCGGCGCGTCGATCCCCGACATGGGCGAGTACGTCTGGTCGACGCTCGCCGAGTGGTCGCTCGACGACGAGAAGGACGCCGACTGGTACGCCGACGAGCTGTCGCTCGTCGAGGCGATCAACACGACCCGGACGGTCGCCCTCGGAGGCGCCGAACCGGGAAAGTAGAACGGTTTGCCAAATCCGACTATGGTCAGAACATCGGCCTGCTGTACGCCCACATCGGCGTTTCGGGCCCGTCGGAGTTCGCGGAGCTACCCGCCTCCGATCAAAAGTTCTGGAACGAGTGGTTCACGGAGGCGGTGAAACGCGCGAAAGAGGGCGGCACAAGCCCGTTCATGTAACCAATGGCAGAAGCTTTCAATTTATCAGGAATACTCGACCTCGACTCGAGCGATTTCGTCTCGGGCGCGGATGACGCCGCCTCCGCTTCGGACGACGTCGCCCGGGCGACAGACGGTACAGCAGATTCGTTGTTCGACCTCGAGCCCGCCGGCTTCGCCGCCGGCGCCGGCCTCGCCTCCGTCGGTACGGGCGCACAGGCACTCATCGACTCGAGTCGAGAGAACCGAGAGACGCTCGCCCTGACGGCCGAGACGATGGGCGTCACCGACGACACGGCGCGCGACCTCGCGACGTCGATGACAGACGCGACGTTGCCCATCGAGGACGCCACCGGCGCGATGGACGCCTTCGCCTCGATCGGCGTCGACACTCAGGATGAAATGCGGGAGCTGACCGAGGCGAGCGATAACCTCGCCGACGCGACCGGGACGACCGCGACGTCGGTCGCCGAGAACCTCGCACCAGTCGCGAGAGGCCTCGACGGCGACCTCGACGCGCTCGTCGACTCGCAAGACGCCTTCACGCTCGCCGCCCGAAACACGGGTACGAGCGTCGAGGAACTGTCGGGCACGATCGGCCGCCTCGACTTCGATGAAATCGAGGAGATGGGCCTCGGGATGGAGGAGACGACCGGGCTCGTCGCGAAGTTCTCCGAGGAGACGGGTTATACCGGCCGTCAGTTACGGTCGAACTTCAATCAGGCAGTCGAGGAGGCCGACGGCGACCTCGAGGAATTACAGGAGGAGCTCGGGCTCGGCGAGGACGCCCTCGACGAGTGGTCTGACGAGCTCGAGGAGAACGAGGGTATCACCGATCGGCACGCCGACGCCGTCGGGAATCAGGCGTCGACGATGGATCACCTACGAGCGCGCCTCGCCGACACGAAACTCCAGTTCTCGGGGATGCTCGGGCCCGTCTCGGCCGTCGCGCCCGCGATGCAGACGGCCGGGATCGCGGCGATGACGTACTCGACGATCAACACCTCGGCCGTCATCCCGTCGATAACCGCGAAGATGGCCGCCCTCGCGCCGCTTATGCCGATGATCCTCGGAATCACCGCGGCCGTCGCGGCCCTGTACCTCGCGTGGGACTCGAATTTCCTCGGTATCCGCGACGTCACCGTACAGGTCGCCTCGATGCTTCGGGCGACGCTCGGCTCGTTCGTCGAGTGGCTCGAGGGGCTGTGGCGCGGCCTGACCGATCGCCTCGACGGCGACTGGTCGTCGACGTGGTCGTCGGTACGCGAGACTCTCGGGATCGCGACCGAGCTGATCCGCGAGACGATCGGCGTCTTCATCGAGTGGTTCGCCGCCCTCTGGTCGTCGAACAATTCCGAGCTCGCCGCCGAGTGGGATCGGACGTGGTCGTCGGTGCGAGAGACGCTTACGGCCGTCATCGACTTCGCCCGCCCGTACGTCGAGGCGTTCCTCGAGGCCCTGACGGCAGCGTTCCGGGCGTTCTGGAACATCACCGAACCGATGTGGTCGGCCGGGTGGGAGCACATACAGGCGGTCGCGTCGACCGTCACCGAGGTCGTCAGAATCCTCGTCGAGGGATTCATCGACACCCTGACGTCGGTTATCTCGGCGGGCCTCGCGATCGTACGCGGCGACTGGGACGAGGCGTGGTCTATCATGACCGACCTGACCTCGAGGAACACCGAGCGGATTATCGACGTCGTCATGGCGTTCGCCGACCTGTTCCGCGAGTCGTTCGAGCGGGCCGTCGACGCCGCAATCGAGGTGTTCACGAACCTGTGGGACACCCTCGTCGGGAACTCGATTGTTCCCGATATGCTCGACGACATTATCGGCGCCGTCACCGACTTCGACCTCGCCGGCGCCTTCTCGGAGAAGGTCGGCGAGGCGATCGACGTCTTCTCGGGTGCGGTCGGAGACTTCGTCGACGCCGGGTCGAACCTCGCGAGTTCTGTCGCCGACGGGATACGCGACGGGATCAGCTCGATACGAAGCGCGGCGTCAGACGCGGCGTCGGCCGCGCGCAATCGTCTCCCGTCGTCACCGGCGAAAGAGGGGCCGCTCTCCGACCTCGACGAGATTGGGCCGGGACTGACGCGCGAGGTCGCCGACGGGATGACGTCGACGACGGGAGACGTCGGCCGTGCGAGCGACGAGGTGGCCGAGGCGGCCGACGTCGACCCGTCGACGCTCCTCGGTGGGTCGTCGGCAGGGTCGCGAGGCGAAACCGCACACGCGCCCGCACAGGAGCTCGAGGCGTCTCTCGTCTCGGCCCTCGAGCGCGCCGACCGTACCGACGAGCTCCTCGAGGCGTTCGCTCGCCTTCTCGGCGCCGTCAGGGCCCTCGAGACGGGCGAGGTCAAAGCGAAGGACGTCCTTCGCGCGCTCGATATCGCGACCGACCGACGCGCCGGGCGCGATCCGCGAGGTGACGTCTGATGGTCGACGCCGACCTGACGCTCCGTATCGAGCACTCGTCGGGCGACGTATCCGAGCTCGTCGTCCCGACGCCGACGGCGATCGACGAGGAGGCCGTCACCCTCTCGACTATCGAGCTCGAGGACGCGCTCGACCGCGTGGCCCGGTGCGAGGCGATCGTCTTCCGCGACTCGTGGCTCGACGTCCTCGACGAGGTCGACCGTCGCGACGACGAGCTGTACGTCGACGACGACGACGGGACGTCGGTCTTCGGCGGCCGCCTCGACGATTGGCAGTTCGACGGGACGACCGTCTCGGTGCAGATCGACTCGTTCGAGCGCGACGCGAAGGACGCCGAGCCGCCGGCCGAGTTCTCTCGCGAGGGCGAGCCCGACGACGCGATCGCCGAGGCCATCCTCGACCTCGTCCCGGGTCCGGTCGAGCCGGCCGACTTCCCTGACTTCGAGGAGACGACGTCGTCGATCGACTACTCCGCCCGGCACACGTCGCCGGCGTCAATGCTCCGCGAGCTGACATCGTCGACCGACGCCGAAATCGAGTACCGGCCCGACGGATCGGTCGCGTACCTCGAGCGGCGCGGCGAAGATCGCGAGGAGGTTCTGACGCCGACCGACGGGATCGTCGTCACCGAACCGCGTATCAGGGCGAATATCCGCGAGGAAGTGACGAACGTACGGGCCGTCTCTCGAGAGGATCGGGAGCTGTACGAGGAGGCCGTCGCGAGCGAGACGGACGGCCGCGAGGTGTGGGACGTCGACGAGGTCGACTCGACGTCGAGCTCGCGCCTCCAAGCGCGGGCGACGACGATCGCGAACGAGTACGCCGAGGCACCCGAGTACCTCGAGGTCGAGACGACGCTCGACGTCGGCGCGATGGACACCTTCCCGTCTGTCGGCGATCGGTACCCGGTCGAGCTCCCGGCGTACGGCGTCGACGACGAGCTCCGCGTCATCGAGGCCGACCGCACCATCGGAACGGCGGGCGACCTCGTCGACGTCCTCCTCTCGAACCGGAAGCACACCCTCGCCGGGCGATAGATTCACAACCGAAACGACAAATCAAGAGAACGTAACACATGAGCGACTTAGAATCCAAAGGGTACGAAACCCTACGAGAGTTCGTATCGAGCGCAGACGGATGGAATTACCTCGGGCTCGTCACCGACGACGGCGTCATCGAGGCGGTCATCGACGTCGCCGACGACTCGCGGGCGAGCTGGACCGACCCGGCGTCGAATCCGATCGTCCTCGAGGTCGACGTCGCCGGCGGGAACTCGGATATCGACACTCCCGTCGAGCTCGCCGGGACGGCCCTGTACGACTCGGCCGACGACGTCGGCGAGGGCGACGACCTCTCGGCGACCGACCCGGTACACGAGGACAACTTCGACGAGGCGAACGTCATCATCGACGGCGACGACAAGCTCGAGATTGACCACACCGTCGAACTCCCGGAGGAGGATGACTAATGACTGATATCCCGACCACCGAGAACTACGATTTCCCGGTGATGAGTGACCTCGACGAGGGGGACCTCGAGGAGGAGACGGTCGACGAGTGGGGCGATATTATCGACAACGGGGCCGATCGCGAGGAGACTGATGGCCTCATCGAGCCGCTCGACGCGATCCTTGATGGGATTCAATCAGATGCCGATGCCGCCCAGTCAGACGCTGACGCCGCGCAATCCGACGTGGATGACCTCGAGGGCGAGTTTAATGACCACGCTGACGACTCGAGCGCGCACCACGACCCCGTTGACGGCAGCACGATGATCGACGTCGACGGCCAGACGGTTTCTCACGCCGATACGAGTTCGCAGAGCGACGTCTCATCCGCCGACGGGGAGGCTATCACCTCGATCGACGTCGACTCGCGAGGTCATGTACAGGATATCGGGACCAACGAGGTCGGCGGAATGTCGATCGAGATGTACGACGACGAGGACGACCTACCCGACGACCCCGGCGAGCCAAGCCTCGCGTTCGTTATTGATGCGGGCGGGGCGCCGGATTATTATGGGAGCTACGAGGACGAAGACGAGAACGAGTGGGTATGGGGGCCCCTCGGCCTCGCCACAGAAATAATCGACCTAACGACTACATCTGGAGTAAGTGAAGCGTTCTCCGAGCCGGAGACGGCGGCGAAAGCATACGCCGACGACGATATTCATGAGGTCTGGACGACGTCGTCTCTCGCCGAAGCCCATTGGCAACAGTGGGAGCTTGACCCCAACGACCCGTCGAGGGATGACGACTTCGACGACATTTTCCCGGAAGAGGACCCCGAGGGCCGAGTGACGGCGGCCCATATCTACGACGACGGGAGTTCGGGCGATGGATTCTGGAGAATTGAACTCGACCTCTCCGACTACCACACACTAAAAATGCATACTGACCCCCAGTCAACGTCGAGCAACCGCCACGCCCGCGTTCGGATTGACGGCGACAATGTGATGGAGGACCACAGCGAGGGGTGGGACGAGCAAGAAATTGACATATCGGGTTACAATGGAACCCACCACCTCCGATGTGGCGGCGGGTCTAACGACTCGAACGGCGATGCCCGAGGTGTATACTGGAACATAAGGCTCGAATAATGACGTCGGAAGAAAAACAACGAACCGGATGGGGTCGGCGTGCGTACGGGTCGCAGCGGTACGGGAAGGACGACCCGTATTTCGAGGTCGAGATCACCGAGACGAACTCGCCGGTCGAGGCGGGCGACACCGTCGAGGTCGACGTCGACGTC